TAACTAACTTAGTTATCAACAAGCCTAACGGTGGCGGATATACCCTCCAAGACATCCGCGAAGCTAAACAAGACGTTGATTCTTTCGACAAGACCGGTGAACTGTCTTATGACATTAAAGGTCTTGCGAGAGGTGGTACGTTCACAGTTCGCTTTAAAGTCGTACCAAGCGAGGCAGGTACATTCCAATTCACCGCAGCGGTGAACCCAAATACCAGTTTGGATTTAGACGGTAAGAATAACACTGCGACGTTGATTCTTTCTGCGCAAACTAAGAGAGACAACACCTACGTTCCGAGTGTAGATTGTCCGTTAATTACAGCAACGGAGTTAGATCACAATACGGTGTTGGTGCAAGCTGTTCCTTTAGTCTCAAGTAGTTCGACATATGTTACCCTCCCAGAGACCAAAGCGATGAATGTGTTTGCTGAGAGACGCACACTTAAAGGTCTTCGAATTAAGTTGGATGGCGCTTCGACCGTTATTGGCTATGCGACGAACGGTACGAGTGGCTTCTACAGTCTAATCCTAAGCAATGGGACAACATCGCATGGGGCGATGGTATATGGGGATGATAACAACGTATCCGTCAAAACAGATGCTAATGCAGAGAAAACAGGGAGCGCCGGTTTCACTTTCGCAAACGGTGTACTTGAGATCACCGCCGACACTGCGATCTTTGCTTTTTGTTGCCGCCCTACCGGTACGAATTGTAAATGGCAGACTTATAAAGTACTTGCTACCGTACCGACAGTCTCTCGCTCCATCAACGTAACTAATGCGACGGGGTGTACGACGAAAAAGGCAATTACCTACAAAGCTGAGGATAAACCTCGCTCCGATTCCTTCGAGAGAGTGCAGGTTATCCCATCGTCTGTTACTGTTGACAGAAGTCGTGTTATTCAACCCGTTATAAGTAAATCTAGCCCTGCCTCCGCAGACGATAAACTTATCATCACGGTTCGTGCCGGTACCGCTGCGACTGTAGAGTTTACAAGTACGGATAACTATGCTGACGTAGCGACTTCGCAAGGTAAGACGGCTATTTCCGCAGGACGTGTAACAGTCGCCGCAGACGCGAAGTCTACTGACTCTGTGAACACGAAATACATTCAAGTCATTGTAGAAGATTAAGGAGTATAAACGATGATTGAGCATAAGGTTATTACCGATAAAGATACGGGCGAAGGTCTTGAAATTGATAACGGTAAACTAAAAGTCGCTGTAGATGGTACGACGGTAGTTATCCAGGGTAATAAACTCGTCGCAGTGAGTAATAATGTTGACCTACACGTAAGCGAATTAAGCTACGATAATTCCACCGGCGAACTTAAAGCGGTTGTTACTGATGCGAGCGGTGGAAATCGTCAAGAGGTCACGACCTCTTTAGCTGCGTTGCTTTCCCTATCGCAGGAAGCCGGTAATCTGCTATCGAAGAAAACCGATGGTATTTACTTAGGCGTTCGCGATGTAATCGATGAAATTGGTCGTGATGCGGTGAAAGAAGACACGCAAGTAATCAAACTAACCTCACTTGGCGGTGATTTCTTAGGTTACACCATTCCTAACTAAGTTCATACGGTGCCTTCGTAAGGAGGCACTTTTTCTTTAACCTCAAAACAGGAGTAAATATGAGTGTTGTCGTAAACAACTTTATTGGCTTCAATCCACTTGAAGCCAAACCCGATGGATGTTGCGGATATGAATTCGACATCGCAACCCTTGGCGTGCGACCATCTACACCGCGTCCACGTCAAGATGAACAGCCAAAAACACCACCGTCGTTAGTTTTAGAAGAGGTCGATATTCCCGAAGATACGGATACACACTTCGCTGATTTTCAGTACACGTTTGTGAAAATCCCACCCTCAAACGAAATCTACCGCCTTGAGAAATTGGTGTTGAGACAGCGTGGCGAATCACGTCCAAACACGATCAATATTACTTCGGAGCTACAAGACGTGGCATCACCGGAAGAAACTAAAATCACTATCGCTGCCGAAGCTATGCAACTGCATGAGATTAAAGAATTTAGTCTCTCAACGAATGGGCCGGTGAAAGGCGTTAAAGCGTTCAATGCGCTATCAGAAGCCGAACGCACTGTAACATTTACCTCGCCGAAAGTGATTTCAGAATACGAACCGGATAAGCCTATTCTTACTTCGCAAACAGTGAATTACGTTATCCCACTTCAACACTACCCAACGTTGAACATCGCGGTAACAGGCGTAGATATGCCGACTTCACCATCAGGTCGTACGGTCATCCATACCGAGCCGGTAGAAGATAGTCATCTTGCGACATGGGAAAGTATCGACTTAAAACTCCGCTTTGAGCGTTTAGATTCACCGTACGGTTCGGTGTTGGAGACATTCAACCTTGATACAGTGGCGATATACAATGGCAGTGATGATACATTCGCATTCGAAGGTTCTGCGTTGCCGACTATGCCTTCCGGTTTGTATCGTGTTCACGTGTCGTATGCCGGCGCAGATCGCGAACAACCTAACTACCACTTCGTAGTTCCGGCGTTTGATTTATTATCAGAACCACGAACCTTCACCGCATAACACGAGGGATATTCTATGGCTTGTGCGATCTTGTCTTTAATGTACGGTAGAGATACGCGCCCTGCGCAGGTCTTAAATACATTAGTCAGTGTACTGTGGGTAGTATTGCTGCTCATCCACGAGTTCAACATCGAGGCCGTGAATATCCCCACCGTTGTTCAGTCGCAAATTGTGATGGGTATTTGGTTGTGTGCGCTTGCAGTGGTATTCGCCTGTTTGGGGTTAGTAACATATGGGCGACCACACCAAATATTCAAGACGTTTGCGTTACTGCTAGGGGCTTTGCACCAAGCGATAATCGCGAATGGCTATGCGACTGAGTATCCCCCACTCGATATACAGTTAGTTGTAAGTACGGTGTTAAGCGTGTGGTTTATGCTTGCTGTACTTTATGTATTACGATGTGAGGGGATAAATGATCAATGAACTTACGAATTATATTGATGACATTGTCATTCTTGTTGGCGCGGTGCTAGGGTCGTTCAAGGCAAGTGTGGAGTTTGATCGAGAAAAGGCATTATGCCCTCGTTCGCTTGACGTAGCATTAGGCGTATTCATCGGTGTCGCCGTGGCTTCCCACTTCGGGTCTAGCTTTAACCGGTGGCTGAGTGGGTTACTATCGGTCGTAGGTGGTGCGAGTGGTGCGGTGGTGCTGGAAGTCATTATGCAGATGCTACCGAGTATGACGAGGAAAGTGGTCAAGGATTGGCTGAACAAGAAGATGAAATGAAAAAGGCCGGAGATTAACCCGTCCTTTTTGTTAGGCGTTATTTAAGCGAGCAAGCAAAATATCGCTGTAGGCTTTCATGGCGGTATGTTGCGACTTCATAAGCTCCCATTGTTCTTCGGCGATGAACTCTGGGCGAGGATTGAACACGCCGTCCGCTTGGAATAATAAGGCGTGTAGTTTACTTAGGCGGTCGTCTAGTTGACGGAACTCAAGCTCAACACGCTCTTTCCAACTTAATTGCACTTCTTCATACCAGCGTTGTTTTTCGCCGTAACCTAAGATTTCCCAAAGTTTGTTGAACGCATTATCAAACGCAATACGCTCACCGATGTCTTCTGCGAAGATAGTTGGGTCAATACATCCGCTTGTTCCGGTAACGGTATAACCATTCTTTAGCGTGAGGACACATAGTGTTCCTGTGTCGCCATAGCGTTGGTAGCTGGTTTCTTTGATTTGTTCTTGTAGATAAGTTTCGGTCAAGCCGTATTTAGTACTCATTTTTCTCTCCTATGTTTGAGGTTAATAAAAAGTTGGTGTGTTGCGATAACAAATGTTACTAGCAACGTGGTCGCAATAACCGTCACGCACCCCGTGCCTATTAGTTCAAGCGCGGAAAAATGCGCCATGGTTAATATAGTTGTGTAAGCCTTGTAAACAGACGGCAAATAACATAACAGCGCTAACATACTTACCACCGAAACAAACCAATAACCTTTAAGTGTTAGACGCATCTTTCGCTTTCTCCTGTTCAATCATGATCCGCAAGTAATGCGCTGCTTTCTCAAGGTCTTCCACGCCGTTTTTGTTTTTATAGCGAGTTACGTACTTAATGACATTACCTTGAAGATAATCAAGTCCATTCGCCATAATGTAGTCAATAGGTTGAATTGCGCATTTAGCATAGTGATCGCCACCTACTTGGGTCTTTAACTCGAACAACTTGGTATCAGACGCACGTAATCCATCGATTGATTCTTCCGATACAAAGGCGCATTTTTCAGGATTTTCATCGCGAAGTTCTTTGTTAGGTGTTGCTTCGCCGCATAGTTGTTCTAACGGCACAGGATTGGTCTTTTTCGCTTCTAGGTAATTAAGGATTGTAACTTCCGCATAAACGGTATTATCTTCACGATAGATATTATGGATCTTTATCTCAGCACCGGCTCTGTAACAGCGAGTTAAAATTTCGAACGAAATGTTATAAGGGTACGGAGCTACATTATTGGCGTATTCCGGGGAGTGGGCGGCGATGTGCAGGGCGACGTCGTGAGCCACCTCGGCGGCCTTGGCGTCGGTGCCCACCAGGACGCCGACCTGGGCGG